TAAAAGTATTCGTTAGAAATGAGTACATGTACCAGCACCAAAAGGGTCTTGGAGAATTTACGCCGGGAGTAATCATGTCAGTGAGATGCATGCCGGGACAAGCTGCATTGTTTCAAGTACTATTAGAGAACGGAGTAATGAGAGATAAGTTGCCTAGCCACGCTCTTCTTACTGAACCTGAGCTACCGGATCCAGATCTACCGTTTCACTTTTTACAGATTTGGAACTGTTTTTCTTATAACTTTACCCTTCTGCATCTTTCTTATGTGTACGATACTAGGGTGGAAGTATACATGAAGGATCATAAGTTTTATTCAGGAAGCTACTATGCTACTATTAACTGGGGAAGTAATGATCTTAACACAGATATGTCCTTAGCAGAAGATCCATTAGAACATAAAAGTCATCATATTATTTTATTAGATAATGGTCAGATTGCGCTGCAACCTAATAACCGTATTAAATGGTCTGAACCTTCGTTCGTAACTAAACCTTTTCCAGAAAGACCTGATTATCTAGTTAACCGGGACTATTATAACTGTGAAGGATTTGACAAATGGCATACTGAAGATTCTGACAGAATGTTTTATGATAATGAATAGTTATGTTTTTATTTAAATAAATAATTAAAAAGTAAAAGAAATGTCGAACCGAAGAGCACTTTCATTTAAAAATTTTATCAATGAAGCTTATGTTGATGAGTTTGGTGAATTACAAGATTTTGATTTTTCGATGGACCACGATGATGCCGCAGAATGGGCTGAAAAGGGAGAAAGAGGAAAAGATCCTAAGGCAGGTTGGAAAACCTTATTATTGATGGAATTTGAAGAATTATTAAAGGATCTAGGGGCTAAAAATCTGGTGGCGGACAATTCAGGAGAATTTGCAAATTTTTCTTTTAATTGGAATGGGGAACTCTATTTAATCGTTCTAGAAGCAGGAGAAGATTATGCCGAAGTTATACATCAAAAAACAAATGAAAAAGGTCAAGTTGTTAAACTTGACCAGTTATATAATGGTGGAATAGAAGAATTAACTAGCTATTTTCTCCAAAGTGGAATGGACTTATTAGACCAATTCTAGAGAAGCAGATTCATAATTTCTTTTTAAACACTCTAACTTATCTTCAGCTTCTGCCAATTTAGTAAGAGCTTCATCTGCATTTTTATAGAAATCTTCAGTTGAATGATCTCCGATTCCTGCAGGGTGTTTGCCTAATAGATATAGGGTCATTCTAGCTTTATCTATTTCAGCATTAGCAATTGAGGTTAACATTCTGTATAGTTCTGGGCTCATCTGGTGTAATTATTTTAGTTATTCAAATTCATCTAAAGAAACATCGCTAAGATCATCTAGGATTGCCATGATTTCATTGGATAGAATCATATAATGTTTCTCTCCTTTATAAGATATTTCAGTACCTGCAAATCTGTTACAGATGATAATATCTCCAGGTTTAACTAGCATCGGATTATGTGTTGAACCGTCTCCGCAGGCAACAACGATTCCAATGTTAGGTCTCTTTACTGCTTTGTCAGGCAACATAATTCCAGAAGCAGTGGTCGTTTCTTTTTCTCTTGGTTTAATTAAAACTCTTTCGTATAGAGGCTTCATATTGTATGTGGGTTATTTTTTAAATCATTAAATTTTCTAAAATTGAAGTTTTTAAATCGGGAAATATCTACATTTGAGACACAGGATTCTTTAACTTCGTCTGGAAAAAACACAGAAGACAGTCTTATAATTTTAGTATTGAACAGAAGATGTTTTTTCGTTTCTAAAATTTTAGTCTCTTCACTTATCTTGTTTAGTAATTTTATTCTGTCAATTAGGAATAAAATAAAGGATTCATCTAGTTGATCTAATAAGTCAATTGATGATTTTCCGTATTTTTCTCGGATTTCCTCAATCAATTTAGAACTTTTAGTTGGAGTCATTTTATCCATCTTTGGAACATTATCCTTTTTATCTCCTCTAAATATTTTATCGAATATTTCAAAAACTGGATCTACAGTATATTCTACATATTCTTTAGATTTAAGTTTGGAAATCATTCTATCAATCTTAGATTTGACAATGTGTGACTCGCTTAAAGAAAAGAAGTTGTCTTCCTCTTCTTCGGCCTCGTCTGGAATAAATTCAGAAGGAACAAACATTTTCTTGTGTTTAGCCATTTGCTTAGGATAAATTAAGATCACGTTTTTGTTATCTGAGTGAACCATTTGGCGAATATCTCCGTCTACTGTATAGATTAGCACATCGTTCTTAATTGTTTCGCATAAGTAAGCAATGATGTCGTCACCTTCAGTTCCTTTTATTCTATAATAATTTACTCCACTTCTATCTACTAAAGCTGGAATTATTTCTTGCTGAAAATAATCAAAGAAGAGATAGGTATGATCTTCGGAACTCTTTTTTCTATTTCCTTTGTATTCAAATTCAGAAGGAGCAAGATCAGTTTCAAAGTCATTATCAGCAAAAAAGTTTCTAATATACTCCTTTCTCCAGCTTCTAGAATCAAAAACCATATGCACCCGATCGATTTCATATTCAACAGGTGCAATGATTGAGTGAAGATAGTTTAGGCAAAAATTTCTAAACTGAACTTTAACTTGTTCTTTTAAAACTACACCGTTATCGTTAAAGATGTCGTTCACATAATATTTGGCACCGATGCTCTTATCTTTAAAGAGCATTGATCTAATTACGCTTAGAGAAACGTTAAGATACGCGTTACCATCTATTATTAGATCCATTTATTCTTCAGTTGATGAGTTTTTCTTTAAGGTTCTGATAGATTTAGAAATCAGTTCAGATTCTTCCATGTTTAATATACCTCTAGACTGAGCATAATTACATCCAGCGATTAGGATAAAAATAGCCTGGTTCATATCTAGTTTTTCTAAAAACCTTTCGTAATCTTGAACGTTATTATAGGATATTGATCCTAATAGGACGGTTCGGTCGGAGTCAGCGGCTTGGCCTGTTTCCTCAGAAGACTGAGATTGGTTGACAATCTCAGCTTCTTGTATAGTTTCAGCTTGTTTACTTTTCATTTCTAATTATTTTTTTAAAGATTTTTAAATAAAGAATCGTATTCATCATCGTCTTCTTCATCTGAAGCATGTACATTTGTTTTAACTAATTCTTCTTCTTCAAAAGGAAGATCATTGCTAGATTTAAACTGGATATCATCATCGATGTCTAAAGATTTTTCAGCTTTCGGTTTAGAAGGAGTTGAAGTAGCACCTGAAAGTCTTTCTAAAATTAAGGCTTTGGTTTTTTCATCTTTAGTTCTGTCAAGTATCATGTTCAAAATTGTTCGATTTGAGATAACCGAAATCGTATATTCTGCAACCTTATGATAAGTCTCTTCAGTCCATGACTTATGAAGATAATCGTCAATCAGAGGAGTATTCTTTTTAAGAAACTCTTGAACTAATTTAACTGATTTTTCGTTATTTTCTACGATAACTGATTTATCTCCAATTTTAAAGATAAATGGAGTGACGTCTTCCATGAATTTAGATTTGCTCCAATCTCTAAAAGTTTTAGTCTTTTTACCAACTGCACATAAGAAATCTTTTCCTTGAAGAAGATGGTAAGGATTTACTGACTTTGATGATTCGATCAATTCATCCTCTTCTGGACTGATTTGAGCCTCAATCAAAGTATTGATTTGAGAAGAAAACTTAAACCATTTAACCGATCCTTCTAATTCAGGTCTTTGTGGATCTTTTTTAACGTAGATCGGAGAGAAATGGCTATGCCATCTTGAGAAGCTAGAATCTAATTCTCTATGAAGTTCAGGCTCTTCCTCTTTGATACTTCTAATTACTTTTTCTATATCCCAAAGAATAGAAGATTTACCTTCATTTGAAGGGCAATCAACCCAAAGAGTTTCCTTAGTTAAAGGATTATAGAACTTAGCAGAGTATTTTGTATATTTACTCTGAGATTTGTCATGCACATAAGGTAAAAATCGAAAAACCGATTTATACGATCCGTTGTGCGCATTTGGATCCGGATTATAGATATTCGGATCTGTCTTTTTTTCTGATGAATTTGTTTTCTTAACAAAAGCATCTCCTGGTAGGTCAAAAAAATCTGTCATTTTATAAGTTTTTTTTTGTTATTATTAATAATATAATACTTAATTATAGAATAAAGTTTTGATTTTAATCAAAAAAAAGGATAACTTTTGGTTATCCTTTCTTCTTTTTAAAGATTTTTAGAATTACTTTCCAATGTTTTCTTTTAATTCTTTGGAAGCAGTTTGAAGAGCGGTCATATGAGATTTAACAGTTGGGTGATGTATCGCTTTTTTGATAGCTTGCATTCCTTTTTTAATTCTGCCACCTGCACTTTTTACCCCTTTATCATAAAATTTAGATACGTCTCCGTTTTCTTCTAATTCTGCAATGATTTTGTCGATTTCTCCAAAAACTAATTTTTTGGTCTCTTCTACTTGATTTTTAAATGATTGAAACTGATTCATGTTTTTAACTTTTTAAATATTATACAGCAAAAACAGATTTAAGTTTTAAATGGAATTAATGATTGATCTTATTTTTTCATTGTTTGAAAATTTAGAGTCGGGAAAATTTTCTAAAGTATATTTTATCCAGATATTTAAAACTTCTAGACACTCGTCAACCGATATCCTTTTAGATTTTATAAATGGATTAAGGTATTTCATAAAAACTGAGTCAATTGCAACATTCTGTTTCTTTGATCGAGTATACATTCCTTCAACCATGGATTCAACTTCATCCTGCAGCTTAAAGTATAAATGAGACCGTTTGGCAGATTGCCTCTCTAGTCCTGAGGTGGGTCGAGTGTTGAATGGTTTACGATTCCATCCTACCTGATCGAGATGATTTATCTCGTGTGCAAATATGTCAGTTAATCGGTATTGTAATTCTTGATAACATTCAGGCTCTCGATTAGGGTCAATAATACAAATGACAATTATTTTAGGAACAAGTGTATCCTTTTTATCTATTTTCATTCGAGCATCTATGGCAAATCCATATTGATCAAAATTTAATTCTTCCCAACTTAATTTATGAAAGTGCTCGTCCTCTTTAAAATTAGGGTCGGATTCTTTTTTAATAATGAATTCAGCGTCAAACGTATATGGGTCCTCTATATGGATTCCATTTATTCTTCGATATTCTCCCTCTGTTTTTGTATTTTCGCAACAAAAGATAAATGAACTTGATAACTTTAGAATAAGGTCATTGAGTTCATCGTGGTTTTCATATAAATGTTCAGTAAAAGATTTTATCATTTCTTTTTTGGAATTATTATGAAAGTCACGTCAAGATCATTTGTATAAGGAGTTCCATTGCTTTGTGAAAATATTACTTCAATATCATCTTTTTTGGTTCCTTTCATATCGGTTGAAACTGAATTTTTAAATTTTTCAATGAATCCGATATCTTCTGGGGATATTTTATCTTTTTTTCCAGAAATAAAGTCCTTTAGACTTGTTTTTTTGACTTTTATTGCGCTGTCTGCTAATTCTTTTTCCTTTGATGAAACGATGTTAGAATCTAACCATTTATCCAGGTCAGTTTCAGCAATTTCATAAGATGGAAAAATTTCATATGAGCTGCCGTCTGGATATTTTTTACTTCCTTTTTCTCCGTCGGGTATAAATATGAAATTATATTTAATCTGAGGCGGCGGGGCTCCAGCTGCCGCCGGATCAGCGGGCATTCCCATATCTTGTTCTACAAGATATTTTGAATAATTTTTTAAGTATTTAAGATGTTTAGACATTTAAAACCTTTATTTTTATTATTTATTTAAACCAAAAAGGCCTTTATTAAATAAAGGCCTTTGATTTATATTTTAGTCAGATATTATCCGTCACATGAAACGCAATCTACCATTGCAGCTTTAGCAATATCTCCTCTAAGAACCGATTCAGTTCTCATATAGTATAGGGTTTTGATTCCTAGTTTCCAAGCCTCAAGATGAACTTGATTGATCCATTTTGGAGAAGCCTCTTTTGGAAATGCAAGATTAAGGGATACCGATTGATCTATATATTGTTGTCTGATTCCAGCCTGTTTAATCAGGTCTAGCTGATTTAGTTCTTTAAAGGTTTTAAATATTTCTTTAAACCCTACGCATTCTTCCTTTTGGTAGTCGGTAAACTCATTCCATTTTTCTATTCCAATTAGAGCACCGTTAAGGAACCACCATTCATCTAGAAAATCTAGATCTTGCACTGATCCACCGTCTGCTAAGATTTTATCCCAGACTTCTTTAGTGTTTTTCTTAATTTTCTTAAGATATTTTTCAAGAGTTGGGTTAGTTCTAATAAAAGTTCCTTTAGCTGACTGTTCGGTCCAAACATTTGAAGGCCAAGGTTCAATACCGGCTGACACGTTTCCGGCTAATTTAGAATTTGAAACAGTTGGGGCTATCGCTCTAAGGTGAGTGTTTCTCATTCCAGTTCCGGAACACCAGAGTGGCTCTCCAAACTGTTCAGCAAGGTCTCTAGAAGCTCTTTCAGATTCTACTTTCATTTGAGAAAATATTTTTCGAGTTTCATATTGAGCAAAAAGACCTTCAAATGGAATTCCTCTTTCCTGTAAATACGTGTGCCAACCTAAAACTCCTAAACCTAATGCTCTGCCTTTTTCGGCTGATCTTACTGAATTTTCAAAGCCTCTCATTCCTTTTGCTTTTTGAATAAATTCCTCTAATACCCCGTCTAGAAACAGGGTAGCAGTGTAAATAAGATCAGTGTCTTTCCACTCATCATACTTAGCTAGATTTAAAGAAGAAAGGCAGCAAACAAATGAAGGAGATTCGTCAGTATGTAGAGTTATTTCA